ATGTGGATTAAGATTCAAAAAGCAGAAGTAAGAATTGAAAAAAAAGAACGGCAAGTTAATCGTTTAATAAAGCAATTACAGGAGGTTCAATGAATGAACTACTCGGTCTACTCAAGGGTATCGCACCCACATTGGCAACTGCTATCGCTGGTCCTATGGGTGCTGTTGCTGTTACCGCTCTGGCTTCTCGCCTTGGCGTTTCTGATTCCGTTGAGTCTGTTGCAAAGGCTATTGTGGGTAATCCAGAAGCAACAGAAAAAATAAAAGAGTACGAACTTGAATTAACTAAAGTCGCAATGGATGCGCAGAAGAATGAAGATAACAACGTAACTGATCGGTGGAAATCGGACAATCAATCCGATGGGTGGTTAAATAAAAACATACGACCCGCAACGCTTGTTTATCTTTTGTCAACGTACAACGTGTTTGCGCTTATGTCTGCATTTGGGCATCAAGTCAATGAGTCATACGTTAATCTATTGGGACAATGGGGCATGTTAGTGATGACCGCCTATTTCGGAGGCAAGACAATCGAAAATATCATGGCTATAAAGGGCGGTAAAAAATGAACTTAACAGAACATTTTACGTTTGAAGATTTGACACACACAGACCACCGCGAATTTGATAACACTCCTACCAATGCGGAGTTGTGCATCATAGATGGTCGAGAGGTGACGATTGATGCACTTGCAAATCTGCCACGACTTGCGGCATTTCTTGAGCAAGTGCGCATCGTACTTGGTAACAAACCAATCATTGTTAACAGCGCGTTTAGATCACGCTATGTCAACGCGGCAGTTGGTTCTAAAGATACAAGCGATCATAGGCGCGGATGCGCGGCAGATATACGCGTTAGTGGTATGACACCTGATGAAGTAACGCGTGCAATTATTAAAAGTGAATTGCCGTATGCACAAGTCATACGCGAGTTTGATCGTTGGACACATGTAGCGATTCCAACGCACGAAGGCGATGCACCAAAGAAGTCGCAACTAATTATTGATAAGACGGGTACTCGCCCATTTGCGTAAGTTTTTTAGCGCATAAGTTCAAGAGAAAATCTTGATCAATGCCGTAGTGTTTTTCAAAACCTTTTGCACCTAGCCCGTGTACTCCAGTATTGCCACGATGATGCTCTGTGCATAGCGGTATGACAGGCGCGTTGTCACGTTTACCGCCATAGCGTCTTATGTGGTGAATTTCTGCTGGCGTACCTCTATTGCCAAGATGCCAGCAGAGTATGCAACCCAATTCGGCAAGAGCGTTAAAGTGTTTTTGCGTCTGCTTGTTCATAAAATAAATGCAATTTGGAACGATCAACTGAATAGTATGGCGCACGATCTTTTGGAACAACAATGTTCGCATCTTGCAACAACAAGTCGCGGGGAATCCAGCCGACTATACCAACGGCAGAGTGCAGAATCTCGGTCAAGACAAAAATATCGGCACACTTTCCGTTCGACCAGCCTACTGCATTCAAGTTGCCGTTTGCGCGTCTTGTGGACTTTACGTCTATGTGATTGCCCAAACGCGAAACTAAATCCGCGCCAAACTTTCGATAATCGCAATTCAAATCAAGATGCAGATTTAAATATCTAGCAACTGCGTACTCTGTGATGACACCATCAATGCTTGCTTGCAAACCATTCATTGATGTATCTTGTTTCATCTCTGTGCCTGATGCACTTGTAATAGAGTGACGCATGTTGCCAACAAACTCCAGAATTGCGTGTTCTGTTTTTGTTAATGTGACTCTTATCATCGATATGCAACCACGTACATATCGTAAAAAGCCCACATGACTAACCAATCCCACATCATCAACGGGCAATCGTTGTCGTGATAATACTTGGCACTTTCAAGACAAAATTGTTTGCTTGGTTTTGGTCGTTTCATGTGTTCTTATCCTTTGATTTATTGACCCAGCAAATCCAGTGGTAAACAGTTCCTGAATCATTCCAAAACCTGTCACCTACTTTAAATAGCCCAAAGCATCGTGGGCATTGATGTGGCTTAAATAAGTCGTTCATGTTGTTGATCTCCCTTCAGCGCGTGCAGATGATTCAAGCGACCGCCAGACTTCGATCTTGGCTTCTGCGGCAATCATTAGCCAACGCATTTTTTCTGCTTGCTCTACGGCTAATTGCAACGCACGCAAATGATGTTTGTAATCATCATGCGAGTACGCATATGTTTCTTTTGCCGACTCTGTTTTCTCAGAGCAACTTGCCATTAAAGATGCTTTGATAGTCTTGCGATACTCTGTCATGTAGACAACGTTTGCCTTTGCTTGCGCATATGCTTGCGCGTTGTCTCGTATAAAGTCCAATGCCTTAAATGGGCTAATGTCATGCTCTGTCATGTTTACTCCTTTTATTGATCTCGATAATTACGTTTTGGTTTTGGTTCGTTTATTGGCACTTCCTTTGTGCTAAACGTATGGCGGTTAAAACACATTCTGCGTCTTACGTATTCACCATCTCTATTCAACGTCTGTTTAACATCCGTTGGCGCGTTGCATAACGGGCATTTCATAACTCTTGGATAGTTATGCGATACATCTTGCCTTGCATGTCTAATACATCTATTGTTTTTGTCGTATCAAACTCGCCCTCGGGTCCGAAATTAAATTGAATCTTTCCAACTTCATCAAGCAACTTTGCATGATCGTTTGGCAATAATTCTTTTTTAATAATTGATGCGATGTAATCGCAGTAGGCAAGTTTGATACCCTTTTGATTTAAAAATGCGTTGATCATAGATTTCCCTTCGTGATGATTGATTGATTTGCGCTTTCGCCAGATGCTTTGATTGCCAGCATTCTTGCTCTTATCTCTGGTGGAGGTGGTGTCCAATTTGCTCTGTCCTTATCGATCTTGACCAATGACGGGTCACGTTCATTTGTACTTGGTACTGTTACATGTATTACGTCTGCTTTGTTTGGCGGTGGGACTTTTTGATTGCGTACCCAGTTGCGCCATGTAGCGTGCCAATCAAGTTTGGTTGCGTTTTGTCCCGCTTTGCTATGCCAGAAGTCTTTAAAAGAATCAGCCGTTTCATCGATGTTTAACGTGGGTCGCACCCTGACTGCCCATTCTTTCCAAAGAGGCGGTAAAACCCAGTTATCGTCAAGCCGTGAACCTCTTTTGACAGACTTTGTTGTTGACGCGACTTTAGTTGCGTTGTCTATTAATTGATTCTTGATTAATGATTCTTGATTAATGATTGGTTGAACGTCTGTTGAACGGGCGTTGAACTTGCGTTGAGCAGATGCTTTACCAGCGCGTGATGCTTGCTCTTGTTTCGCATGATATTTGTCAATCTCTTTGTCGCATCGATCATGTATCCAAACATTTAATTCTTCATCTAAACGAAAAAACTCGTTAAGAATCGACATGCCTAAATCATCATTGACGCGACACTTGCGAAAGATCATTGGCAAATCGCCAAATTTAAATGATCTCTCAGAGTCGTAATAAAAACAAATGAGTCGAAGATATGCTGATTCTTCGTTGTGCGTTAGATGCGCAGTATTGCTCACCCATTCTTTGATTTCAAACTGAAAATAATGCATAGTTTTCACCCTTAAAAAACCCTTTGAAAGAAACAACGGAAGGAGAAGGGTGTAACTCTTTTCGATCTGCTCATGACTTCAGACCTATCCGTGTTCAGCGCAATCATATATCGTGATTTAAAGTTTTGCCGTACTGTTTAAAAAATTAATTGTTGACTCGACAGAATCAAGTATTACGACAGCACCGCCTTTAAAGTTTGTAACAAACTCTTTTTGATTTTCGTTTAAACCTTTTTTCCCGTACTGCGTTTTTTTGTTTTTTATCTCGACCAAATATGTTTTGCCACGTATGCCCACAAGCAAATCAACGGGTACATGTAGCGCGTAGACGCTTGCACCGCCTTTTAGTAGGCAATCAACTATCGCAGTTTGGTTTAAATCTTTGCGCAAAGCGTACCTCATACTTCAAAACTCCTGTATATAATACATTCACCACGCATTTGTGGTGTGTTCACAAAAGGAGTAAGTATGACAGCACATGACGATTGGTTAGAAAAACCATATCTAGATCAGGAAGCACGCGATCAATCAATAGACAATGAAATTGATCGCCTACTAGAAACTGATTACAACCCCGCAAAAGTAAAAGTTTTTATGGATGCTATTGACAACAACTGTCTTTATGCCGATCAAGAAAAACTTGCCGAAATCTTAAACACAAACGCGCCTTGGGAAGAACTGGGTCGCTACGTTTTTAAAGCGGTACAAACCTATTGCGTTAACAGCGCAATACAAGAAGCACAAACAATCATTAACTTAGGATAAATGTAATCATGAAAACATTTGCAGAACTAAACAAAATAAACGTCAGCGCAAACATTGAGAAAAAAGGCACGCTGTCTTATCTCTCATGGACATATGCAGTTGAAACATTGCTGACAAACGACCCAACTGCTACATGGGAATTTGCAGAACCAAAATACATAGGCGAAACAGTCATGGTGTTTTGTACTGTACATGCCATGGGCAAGTCGATGACTATGCATTTACCCGTAATGGACAATCGCAACAACGCTGTTAAACAACCTGACTCGCGCAAGATTTCAGATGCCATGATGCGTTGCTTAGTTAAATGCATTGCTTGTTTTGGAATTGGGTTGTACATCTATTCTGGCGAGGATGTCCCGCGTGAATCGCAAGAAGAAAAAGAATCGATTGATATTGCGCCATTGATCATTGCAATACAAGATGCAAAAACAATGGATGAATTAAAAACCGCGTACATCAAAGCAATTAAAGCAGTTAATGGCGATCTTGAATTGCAAGTAGTTTTGGAGTCGGCAAAAAATACCCGCAAAGCAATGATTGCAAATGAAGAACATGAAACAATGCGTGCAAAAAATCAAACTGCAATAGCCAAGGCTATGGGAGGTGAAGAATGATTGATGTATCAATATATCAAAACATAAGAGATGCTATTGATACAACGCTTGTTGAACAAGGCTCGGACTTATGGAAACAAGTACGTCAAGGACACGTAACAGCATCAAACATTGCAGACGTAATGGCAAAGGGCAAAGGCGAGAGCGAGTCAATCACGCGTCATAAATACAAGATGCGCTTGCTTGCAGAACGTATTGCTATTGCGCCAATGTTTGATTCATACAGCAATCCCGCAATGGAATGGGGCATTGAGCAAGAACAATATGCATGTATTGCATATGAGGAAAATAAATACGTTCTTTTACAACGCACGGGCTTTTGGTTGCACCCAACAATCAAATGGCTAGGGGTTTCCCCTGATCGACTCGTTGGCGATGACGGCTTGATCGAGGTCAAATGCCCAAACTCGACAACGCACCTAGATTATTTGATGACAAACAAAGTACCCGCAGAGTATGTTAAACAAATTCAATGTCAGTTATGGGTAACAGGTCGCCAATGGTGCGACTTTGTTTCCTATGATTCAAGACTGCGCAAGAATAATCAACTGCTGATTGTTCGCACAGAACGTAATGAAGAACTCATTGCGGAAATGGAAGTTGAAGTCAAAAAGTTTTTGGCAGAGATCGAATTGTTAATCATCAAACTTGGAGAGTAATACATGGCAGTAAATAAATTCATTGGCATTGGAAATTTGGGGCGCGACCCTGAGTTGCGCTACATGGGTGACGGCAAAGCAGTTTGCAATTTTAGTTTTGCAATAACCGAAAAGTACAAAGATAAATCTGGCGATCAAAAAGAAGTAACAGAATGGATTAATGTTGCAACGTTTGGTCGACTTGCTGAAATCTGCGGAGAGTATGTGCGCAAAGGCACAAAGGTTTATGTTGAAGGCAAATTAAAAACGGAAAAGTACACAGACAAAAACGGCATTGAAAAAAGCGCAACAAAGATCACGGCAGAAAAGGTGGACATTTTGTCGAGCAAAGGCGAAGCAGTAACAAGCGCAATCAAAGAAGCAACACCGCCAATACAAGAATTTGCAAACGATGATGACATTCCTTTTTAAAAGATGCATCTAGAATAATTGCAAGCAGTAGCCTTTAGCCCCGCATAAGAAACGGGGCTTTTTTTCGTCTGTAAATAGCCCCATCTCGCTCTGGCATTGCCAATTTTGACGTTATAACGTCTAAAAGTAATACTCCTGTTTTCAGTATAGCCCAAAATAAATGGAAATATTTTCTAAAAAGAGTTGGTAACAAACTATTTCTCCTATAATACTTTCATCAACTCAAGAAGTTGATACAAAGTTAAACATCAACAAAGGATTCAAAATGCAACACGTAGAAATCACACCAACAAAAACATACAAGACTGCAAGTCACGCACATATCGCAGTCGCTAGAAAAATTAATCCAAACGGAGATCGCGCATTTGGCGAAATTCGTTACATCGTTTGCACACATACAGACGGGCGTTTTTATCCTCTGTTTATCGGTATCAACGCAGTTCATTACGGCATTCATTTCCACTTCAACGTAATTGCCTAAGGAGTAAACATCATGGAACAAATTAAAACATTACGCGAAATTCTTAACTCTCAAAGCAAGAAAATAATTTGGGAACTTTATTGCCAAACAGTACCATTTCGTTCATACGCTACCAGCGCGCAAACAAAAAAATCTTGGATGATTCAAGAAATCATTGAAGCCAAATTTGGTCACATCAGTACAACTGACGAGGCTTAAATAGCCGAAATTGCAGAGATGCAATCTTGTACAACTAAATGGAGTAATCATCATGCAACGTTTTATCCCTAGCAAAAAACTTTATGTCGGACAACTTGTTGTCGTATCAACTATTGAAACTGCACAAGTTCGCACTATTGCAAAAATTCACAAACGCGACAGCGGAGTGGTTTACGCAGTTACTTTCATTTGGAATGAAGGCGACAGATTGTGCGCACAAAACACCGATGCGTGGACTCTTTACAAACCAACTTTGGAACAAATTGAGTTCAGCATACAAGTGAATGGCAGACTTGCAAACAAAGGCGATGTTTGTGAATATTTGATTTCAAAATTAGAAATTGCAAGGACAACTGAAGAGGCTTGATTAGCCGAAACCGCAGAGATGCGGTCTTGTTCAACAAACGGAGTAAACATTAAATGCAAAAGTTTTTATCATTTCTAGCGGGTGCAATCCTTGCAGTTGTGATAGCAATTATTCTTGGAGTGATTGTTGTCGAATGGGCAAGCGGATGCGGTGAAACATACACAGACTCGAAAGGTGTTGTTCACGAAAATGGTTGTTTTTTAATTGTCAAATCTAAATAAGGAATTATTTATATGCGACCAATTACATTTGCACCATACGACCCAATGACAGACGAAACTAATTGGGAAATCGGCACAGAGGAAAAAGGCACTTGCTACGCAATCAAACGCGCAGAAACGGGTGGCTTGATTTGCAAATTGCCATACGGCTTGCGCACGCAAGAAAAAGCATTGGCAGAAATGTTTGTAAAAGTACCACAAATGGTATCTGCATTAAAGCAAATTAAAGCGTTGCTTGAAGATGCAAACTCACAAGCAGAAGATGCAGATGAAGTTTTGAACGAAATCAATATCATTTTAAATAATCAGTAATCATCAACTTTTAAAGGAAAAATTATCATGGCACATCAACTCACAACTCGCGCAGACGGCTACACAGAGATGGCATTTGTAGGCGAAACCCCTTGGCACGGGCTTGGTCAATCTCTCGACAAAGATGCAAGCATCGAAACATGGGCAATCAATGCGGGCATGGATTGGACAATCAATCGCGCACCCGTTTTGTACACAGGCAACGAGCCATTGCCAGTTCGCTTTGAAGGTCAAAACGTTTTGTATCGCTCAGACACAAACGCGCCTTTGTCAGTCGTTAGCGATCGGTATAAACCCGTACAGCCAATCGAAGTATTAGAGTTCTTCAGAGACTTGGTTGAGCAAAACGGATTTCGTTTGCATACTGCTGGCACATTGTTTGGGGGCAAACGTCTTTGGGCATTAGCAGAAACGGGCAAGTTTGCAGAGATTAGCAAAGGTGATGGAATCGGGGGCTTTTTGCTGTTGTCAACATCTGCCGATAGATCGCTTGCAACGACTGCACGTTTTACAACTGTGCGCGTTGTTTGTAATAACACTTTGTCAATGGCAATGCAAGACGGCAGTCATATGGTGTCATACACCCATGCAACGCACTTTAAAAAGGAAATCATGCAAGCGAAATTAGGCATCTCTGTTGAGAGTTTTGGGGGTTATATTGAAATGGCAAAGACTTTGCAAAAGCAAAAACTCACCGATACAAAAGCAAAATTGTTTGTAAGAAACTTGGTTGTCAAGGAAGGCAAATCGTTGTATGACACCGACAACGATGAAAAGAACCGCGCCTATCGCAAGATCATTGACTTGTTCCAAGGCGATGCAAAGGGCGTAGAACTGGCTGGCAATACAAAGTGGGGCATGTTGAATGCAGTCACAGAGTATTACGACCATCATCATCCCGCCAGAACTGCCGATGCGCGTTTAAATCAGTCTTGGTTCGGCACAGGCGAGAGTAAAAAGGCAGTTGCATTGGAGACATTGCTAGCCATTTAAAACCGCGTAGACGCTTGTCATAGTCCCCACAAAGGGCTATTTACAAGCGTAATACTTTTGGTATGATACCCCTTGTAATAAACGACAAGGGGTTTTTTGTGGCAAATGCATCTGTAAAAGTCAGGGAAGTTTTTAAGCAAGCGCAAGCACCAATGACATTGCATGAAATTGGAAAAGCAGTTCCAGAATTAAAGTCCAGCGAAATATCAATGGCACTTTGTTACTTTATGCGCCAAAGATATTTAAGCCGTGAGCAAATTGCTAATACATCTATTGGTCGCAAAAAAGTTTGGCTGTATCATTTCCATACAACAAAATTGGAGAAGCCAGATGCCAGTAAACAAGAAATCTGACGGATGGTATTGGGGCAGTAAGGGTCCCTTTCCGACAAAGCAAAAAGCAATGCAAGTCGGACAAGCGGCATATGCAAGCGGTTACAAGGAAAACAAAATGCTAAACAAAGACGCAACGGCACAATTTATAGGCACGTTGTTGCATTCTGCAACGCTCACGCACTTAAAACATTTCCAAGTTACTGGTGTAGGTTCATATGCCACGCACGTTGCACTTGCAACATACTATGACAAAATCGTTGAACTTGTTGATTCACTCACAGAGTCAATACAAGGCGCATATGAAGAATTGATCGAGCCGTATCCATCTGCGTATGCTGGCAACAGTTTGGATGCATTAGAGTACATGCGAAACTTGCGTGACTATGTGCGACTGTATAGAAAAGAATTGCCAGAAGATTCAGAAATACAAAACGAAATTGACAGCATATCAACGTTGTTAAATCAAACAGTTTATATGTTGAAGTTCTTGAAATAAAACTACACGATAAGACATGACAAAATTACAAATCACATATAAACCAACGCAAGATTTAGTCGCATACTTTAATAACAGTCGCACGCACAGCGATGCGCAAATAGATCAAATTGTTGAAAGCATCAAACAGTTTGGGTGGACAAATCCAATCTTGCTTGATGGGAAAAATGGCGTTATTGCTGGTCATGGCAGACTATTGGCGGCAATTAAAATGGACACAGAGCAAGTGCCAACAATAGATTTGACGCATTTGTCAGATGTACAAAAACGCGCATACATCATTGCAGATAATAAATTGGCATTGAATGCTGGATGGGATGAAGTCGCACTTGCTAACGAAATAAAAGATTTGGAAGATTTTGATTTGTCATTGCTTGGCTTTAGCGAGGATGACATTGATCGTTATTTAGGTGAAAACGCAGACGATGACGATGCTGGCAAAGATCATGATTTTGCAGAATCGTATGAAATTATTTTAGAGTGCGCAAGCGAATACGAGCAACGGCAAATTCTTGAAGAATTTACCCAGCGAGGCATCAAATGCAAATCGCTACTGCGTTAAAAGCAAACATAACAAGATCATCAAATATTGTTCGCTCTGGTCGCGTAATGCAACTAGAGGGTTTGTTTGATGTATCGCCAGCAGAGCAATCGGCATTAACTTGGAACGTTAATCTGCCGTTGCATGAACGTGAATGGAACGTTGGTCTAATTGTGGGACCTAGTGGCTGTGGCAAATCAACAATAGCGCGTGAACTGTTTGCAGATGCATACGTACATGGCTTTGAATGGGACAGCAACAAAGCATTGATTGATAGTTTCCCGCAAGCAATGAGCGTAAAGGAAATAACGTTGTTGCTTTCATCGGTAGGATTTAGTTCACCTCCATCTTGGTTACGACCATTTCATGTGCTATCAAATGGCGAACAATTTAGAGCAACGATTGCAAGAGCATTGGCAGAAAAACGTGATCTTGCTGTAATAGATGAATTCACAAGCGTAATTGATCGCACAGTTGCAAAGATCGGTTCAACGGCAATCGCAAAGACAGTAAGACGCACAGGCGGTAAATTTGTTGCCGTGTCGTGCCACTATGACATACAAGAATGGTTAGACCCAGACTGGATATATGAGCCAGCATCTAATACATTTCTCTGGAGGTCACTTTGTCGCAGACCACCAATCGAATTGGAAATTAAGCGCATATCGCACGAAGCATGGGGCATATTCGCACCGCATCACTATTTAACGGCATCAATTAACAAGAGCGCATTTTGTTTTGGTGCATTTATTGATGGGCAAATAGTTGCCTTTGATGCATGGTTGCCGTTCTTTGGTCGCTTGAAGTATGGTCAAGCACGCAGAGGGCATAGGACAGTTTGTTTGCCTGATTACCAAGGCGTAGGCATTGGCAATGCTTTGTTTGAAACAGTTGCATCAATGTGGCGTGCGCTTGGTTACAGAGCGTTTAGCGGAACAGGGCATCCCGCAGAGATTGCAAAGCGCATCAAATCACCTAATTGGAAGATGACAAGCGCACCAAGCAGACATGCTAGAGGAAATCATAGTATGGACAAGACAAGAGCAACTAACAGACTTGTTGCATCGTTTGAGCATATTGGCACATCAATGCCCAAAACGGATGCGGAACAGTTGTTGAACAATCGATGAACGCTTGTTGGATTGCAAGTTACTTTGGATTCCAACTACACGATTACAAAAGATCGGGCGATGCTGTATTGATTGCATCAGGTAGCGGATTGATGATGACAGTAATGGATGCTGTACCTAGATTTGCATACTGCATCGATGTTGACAACTATCGACATATTACAAACAGAGTGCCACAGTTAGTATCGGCATTAGACTTGAACTGCAATCTTGCATTGATAGGCATTGCGGGTTGGTTTAGCGTTGATGCACCTGATCAACTGTGCGCGGGTATTAATAAGATAAGGCAGACTAACTGTGTGTCATATAGCGGTGGCTATCGGGTATTCCCTAATGAATGTATGACGCTTAATCAATTTATCGAGCAATGCAATGCCTAGCGTACCCAAACAGACAACGTGCATAGAGTTAGGTTGCAACAACGCACGCAGTAGACGTAACGTGTACTGTCTACAACATGGTGGCAATGATGCGTTGTATTACAAGAGCAACGATACTCCTGAGCGTAAGCAGTTCAACGCTATGTATAACACTAAGCAATGGGCATCGTTGCGTATGGCACAGTTAAGCAAGTACCCTATATGTGTGGGCTGTGAGGCTGAAGGCATTATTACACCAGCGAACACAGTCGACCATTTGTTCCCATGGTCACAGCATGGGCGCGAGTCGTTTTATTTAAACGTCTTTCAATCGCTTTGCGTCATACATCACACATACAAGACACAACTAGAGCAACAAGGCGTATACAGACGCTATGGCACGCCTGTGCGTGACTATATGCATGGAGACTATGAACGTCTGTTTGGCGCGTGATTTTGGAAAATGTTCCACGTGAAACTTAAAAAATCACGGCTCTGGTACGAGA